GCAATAATCAAATTATTATCAGCGTTATTCTTTGCTAATAAATCAGCAATTAAAACATAATCTTTTTTAATCATGCTTTTTTATTGTAGGTTTAACGCTATTAATAGCCTTTAAATATTGCCTGTTTCTATGCTCAATATAATTAATATTATGCTTTGCAATAATGATACCAATGCAACCGAGCATTATTAATAAAAATAAATAAAATAATTCAATCATAATTAACTATTTTCCATTTATAATATAAAGTTGATAAACCAGAATAATTTGTTTTCATTTTATACTCTCACTTATAGTTCTTAAAACTTCGGTATAATTTGGGATTATTGTTTTAATTTCATTAAATGATTTACTTTTAAAATCACTATGGCTTAACGCTAAAATTAAAAACACGCTTAGCATTTTATTATGATTAATTAAACTTGAATTAATACTTTTTAATTCATTTAAAAAATCTTTGTCTTTTAAATTGTCCATTGTTTTTCCCCTTTGATAGTTGGTTAATATTCAATCATAATATCAAAGTGAATAAGCTATGTCAATTTTGCATGGCTATTAATCAAGCTATGCAATAATAACATACCTAAAATAAAATTAAGCTATGCAATTTTGGAATACCCCAAAAAAGTATTGATTTTGCTATATAATTAAAAAAACCTAGTGTTTATGCGGTTTATTTAAGTAAAATCAAATCATTTGAAATATACTAAAAAACCTATATTTTATGCGGGTTATTCAAATTATATAGCATTTACAAGGATTTTTAATACACTTAAAAATTGTGTGTATAACTTTAATATTTAATTGACACATATTTTTTAAAATTATATAAGTTTCTATGAATATTTTTAAAAATAAAAATAAATTTTATTGAAATATTCATATAACTAATAGGAAATAAAATGACTAAAAATAAATTAAATACTTTATTTAATAACATTGGTGACAATGCTGTTAATAATGAAAATACAAGTTTAGATATTATTAAAGAATATTTAAATTTACATAATGAAAATAAATTAAAAGTTAATAATGGTAGTATTTACTTGCTTTTATCAGCTAAAAATAATGCGGGTATTAAAGCAACAATTAAAGGTATTACTAAACTTAATGAATTAACCGAGTTAAGAAAAAAAGTTGTTAATTCTTTACTACTACCAATGGCAAACCTTTCAAAGTTGGTTGAAAATGAAAATGAAAATGAAACCAAAGTTGAAAAAATTAAAAAGAAAAAAGAAAATCAAGCCAAACCAGAAAGTGACTTTGCTGTTAAAAAAAGTGATGAAAGTATAAAAAATAATACAATAAGAACAACAGCAAATAATATTACTTATCCATTATTGTTTTTAATTTCACAGGATAAAAGCAATTATAAGTTTGAAAATGGAAAGTTATATATAAATATAATGGCAATAGCTAAAAATGTTGTTCAATCTGTTTTTGGATTTAATAAAGATGGAATTAAACTACCAGAAAATACACCTTATTTAATGGCGGTTAATTTAACTATGTTAATCAAATTAGCTAAAGCTGATTTATTTGCGGTTGAAATTACGAAAACTATTGAAAATGAAAATGAAAATGAAAATGTTGCTGTTGCTACAGATGAAAGTGTGAGCGGTGATTTTACAGAAAGCAAAGAAAAACAGTTAGTTAAATCTGTAATAACATTTTTAGATTACTTGGATAAAAACAAGGCATTTAATTCTTTGTTAGAAATAGAGAACCATATATTCACACTTGAGAATTATGGACACAGAAAAAACGACATAACCGAGCAAGTAAGAAAACAATCTAATAATAAAAATAATTATGATTTATATGGCTCTGTTGCTGTTGAGTTCAATCACTCTAAAACATTTGAAACTAACAATTTTGATGAATTAGAAAGTCAATTTAGAAAAACATTTGCTATTAAATAATAAACCCTAGCTAACCCTTAACCCCTCGAGCCATAAACTCGGGGGGTTTTTTTTTGCCCCGATTAAACTTGATTAACACTAGGGTACACTAGGTACAAAATTCCACACTATCCCCCCTGTTTATAGCTGTTAAGCATTAGATAAACCCCAAAGGAACCCTTAGGGATATTTATTTATAATTATTTTTATTGATTAACCCCTAGGGGATACGCAGGGGGCATGGGGGGTGTGCTATACTATACATATGTACCCACGGTAAAATTCAGGTTAACCCTGTTAACTACCTCTGGGCCATAATATAGGGGATATTATTCTAATATATCTCCTGACCATTCCCTAAGGTATCCCCTAGGGGGATTATACGGGTAGGTATAGTATATATACAAAGGCCCCCCAGTGGGTATATTTCTATTATACACCTCATATTCAATTTTGTCAATGATAAATTTAAAAATAATTTAAAAAAAGTACTTGACAAAATTAATATTCAAGCTATAATTATATAATATAGACTAAATATAAATCAAAGGGACACACACGTTCAAAATGTTCACATACATACGGGGTCATCACTGATTTATATCTAAGTTAATTGGTACCAATCTAACAACTTAAGGAAAATAATGGCTAAAAATTACGGACAAACAAACTTAATGAAATTTAAAGAAGCTGAAGAACGTAGACAACAGAGAAGAGAAAGCAATAATAACTTCTTTTCTAAGTTAATGTCTGGTTCTAGAAAGCATACAGAGTCTAAAAAATACAATATGTCTGCAAATATGGATATGGCTAGTGCAAAAAGAGCAAAAGCTAGTGCTGAATCTATGGGTATGAAAGAATATGGAGCTAAAAAAGCAGCTGCTGCTAAAGCTACCATGACTAAAGCAGAAGGTATGTCTAAAACAGGCAGACTAGAAGCAGAGAAATTTAAAAGAAAGTCACAATCAAACATTGCTGGCAAGAAAAAAGAAAGTATTCTAAGTAAATTTAAATCTTCTAAAACTGGTGCAGAGTTCTTTAAAAAACTTAAAAACAAATAATATAACAAAAGAGGCTTTAAAACTTCCATTTAAAGAATTTATGGAAGTCATTAATGCAAACAATGGATTCTTCTATAATTCCAAGTCAAAAGAAAGACTTAACCGATATGCAGGAAAAGTTTCTCGAAGTATTATTCGGAGAAGCAAAGGGAGATCCTAAGCGAGCAGCTGAAATTGCAGGATATGCAAAACATAGTTACCCTAAAGTTGTTAGAAATTTAAAAAAAGAAATTACTGAATTAGCAGAAAATCATCTAGCCACACATTCTGCTAAGGCAGCAACAAGACTCACAGATTTGCTAGACGAAGATGGTACAACTCCCCACGCAAACATCCGTCTAGCCGCTGCCACTCAATTACTAGACAGAGTTGGTATTGTTAAAAAAGATCAACTTGATATTAATATGAAAGCTATGCATGGTATTTTCATATTACCTGCTAAAGATGGACAAGATCAAGAGAATAACTAGACAAATACCATTTGGTTATAAACAATCTGAAGAAGATCAGAATTATATTGAACCAATTGAATCAGAATTAGAAGCACTAGAGCAAGCTAAAAAATATTTAAAAACTTGTTCATTAAGAGAAACAGCTCAATGGCTTCATAGAAAAACAGGCAGATATATTTCACATGTCGGACTTAAAAAACGAATTGAACGAGGTACAACCTCCGAAGCCAAAGCGAAAATCAGCTCGCCAGAAAGCTAAAAAGTCTGTAAAAGAAATTCTAGCAAGAACTCGTAAGAAAGTTGCTACTGCAGAACAATCACTACGTTCTGCTAAACGTCACGCAGAAAATGTTAAAACAAAACTGTTAACTATTAACAAAGCATTAGATGGCAAAGACACACAACTACTTACTGAGGATATAATAGATAGTGCTCCTAAGACAGTACAAGAGCACCTTAAATCGCAAGATGTAATCTTTAAGCCTAACAATGGCCCACAGACACAATTTCTTGCAGCTTCTGAACGAGAAGTATTTTATGGTGGAGCACGAGGTGGAGGCAAGTCTTATGCCATGCTAGTAGACCCACTTCGATATTGTTCTAAGACTCATCATCGAGCACTGCTAATAAGAAGGACTATGCCAGAGTTAAGAGATTTAATTAGTAAGTCTCAACTGTTATACTCTAAGGCATACCCAGGAGCAAAATGGAGAGAGCAAGAAAAAGAATGGCGATTTCCCTCGGGAGCAAAGATAGAGTTTGGTTATGCAGAAAACATGACAGACGTTTTACGTTACCAAGGTCAATCATACACATGGATAGGAATAGACGAACTTCCACAATATCCTTCGCCAGATATATATAATTTTTTAAGATCTTCACTAAGATCAGTTGATAAGGACATACCTGTTTATTTAAGAGCTACAGGCAACCCAGGTAACATTGGATCACAATGGGTTAAAGAAATGTTTGTAGACCCTGCAGAACCTAACACTGCATTTGAAATAAAAATAGACACACCTGTCGGAGTAAAAACTATCACACGTAGATTTATTCCTGCAAAGTTACAAGACAATCCTTATCTGATGCAAACAGATGACTACTATGCTATGCTTGCATCTTTACCTGATATTCAGAAAAAACAATTTTTAGATGGAGATTGGGATGCCTATGAAGATTCAGCGTTTCCAGAATTTAGCAGGTCAGTCCATGTGGTTGAACCTTTTGAAATACCTAAAGGATGGTATAGGTTTCGTGCTGCTGACTGGGGTTATAGTTCTCCTGCTTGTGTTTTATGGTTTGCTGTTGATTACAATAATAATTTGTGGGTCTATAGAGAGTTAT